GTTTACCCCTGACCTGGCTAAAGCCTTGCCTAAAGAGGTAGCAGCTGCCCTTAAACCTATAGTTAAAACTGGCAAGGGATACCTGCCCGATAATGGACAGATACTAAGCGGCTGGGTGACACGGCCTAATTCTACGGGCACGTTCCCTACCTATGATGTAAGCATAGCAAAATCTAAAATAGGCTATAAGACCACACCCTCAAAACCTAATTCTAAAGGCTTTAGATCTCTAGTCAGTATTTTTAACAAAAATGCTGCAGCATCTATCTATGAGCGTATGGGTAAGTTAAGCGCTGAGAGTGTCTTTGTAAAAAATCAACAGCAAAAGTACAACGCACCTTTTAAGGGTAAAGACAAGATGCAGGGGCGCGTTTTATTCAGAGCCTACGATGAGAATAACGGCAAGGCTAGAGATGCGGTTATTACAGCTATTAACTCAGCTGGGGCTGCCCTTAATAAAAGTACAAAGGTGTAATTATGGCCAGCGTAGTTATAGATATAGCTTCGGAGTTCACAGGCAAAAAAGCCTTTAAGCAAGCTGAGACAGCTACAGACAAGCTTAGTAAATCAGTTAAAAGTCTAGCTAAAACTTTTGGCCTTACTTTTGGCACGGCTGCCGTTATTGGCTATGCCAAAGCCTCAGTAAAGGCTGCAGCTGCAGACCAAAAGGCACAGCAACAGCTAGCCCTAGCATTAAAAAACGTAGGATTAGAGCGCGATGCTGCCTCAGCCGAAAGATTTATACAAACCTTACAAAGTGAGTTTGGCGTTATAGATGATTTACTAAGGCCCGCTTATCAAAAGCTAGCGGTAGCTACTAAAAATACAGCCGAGACACAACGCCTATTAGGTATTGCTTTAGACATAAGCGCATCTACAGGCAAAGATTTAGACACAGTTACGGGCGCTTTAAGCAAAGCGTACTTAGGTAATAACACAGCCTTAGGTAAATTAGGTGTAGGTATATCTAAAGCAGATCTTAAAACTAAATCTTTTAATGACATAACGAACGATTTAGCTACAACTTTTAAGGGTTCTGCAAAAGCAGCCTCAGAGACTTTTGCAGGATCCTTAGCTAAATTAGGTGTGGCCTCAGCCAATGTAAAAGAGATTATAGGTACGGGCCTTATAGATGCCTTAAAGATGCTAGGCGATGATAGTTCAGTATCAGACCTTGCTACTAATATGGAAAACGCGGCTACTAACGTAGCTAATTTAATAAGAGGTATGGGCGTACTGCTATCTCAGTTAGATAAACTACCAGGCGGGTTTAAGTTAGATGTAGCGATGATACCTATTATTGGTACTTACCTGAGCTTACTTACACAGGTAGGGGCAAAAGCGGCGCGTATTGCAGCGGTAGGTGGCCAAAAAAATCCAATACAGGCAGGCACATATTTAAGTACACAAAAGAAAATAACAGCCCTTACTAAAGAGCAGGCAGCAGCCCAGGCTAAAATCCTTGCAGATAAAAAGTCACAGGCAATTTTAGACAAGGCAAACCTAGCTTTAGCTAAGGGTAACGATGTTTTCAATATGGATGCTATACAGCTCAACGCTGCGCTCATAGGGCAGGCTGAGGCGTTAGGTAAGGCCACTACTAGTGCACAGATTTTAAGCATAGCTAACGATGTACAGCGGCTAAAGGTTAAGCAAGATATAGCAGCGCTAGAGGATGCCATAGCCTCTAAGAATGATGCAGCCATAGTCAAGGCCACGGCCAAGCTAAACGAGGACTTAAAGATATTAGGCGCTTTGCAAAAGCAAGATGCCAAGCTGCTAGACATAAATAACGTCTTAGCGAGTATGAAGTCAACCGATCTAATTAACCTGGCTAACCTACAAGCTGCCCTAGATTTACTAGCTAAGTTTAAGTTCCCTACCTTGACCTTGCCAGGCATAGTAATGCCAGGGGGCACTAGTAACCTCAACCCTAACGCGGGCATTACTTTTAACCCTAACCAAAACAAAGACCGTAACTATGACCAAAACGTGTTAGATATAGCTGCAGGTATGTCTAGTAGCCAAAACGTTGCAGGTATTAACTTTAACCCTAACCAACAAAAAGACCGTAACTACACTAATAATGTAATTAACGTGAGCGCTGGGGTTATCGGTGATGAGAATATAATTGTGGATGCCGTGCAAAACGCCCTTAATGAGATAGCCCGCCGAGGCTACCTAACTACCTACGCAGGGGCGTTGCCAGCGTGACCGTGCCAGTAGTAAACGCGGTTATTAACTTTAGTACTGGCCCTAGCTTTGCTCAGGCTATGATTTTAGACAGCGGCTTATTAGGCACTAACGTGCTAGCAGATAGCGCTAGCGTAATTGTGGACGTATCTAACCAAGTAGACAGCATCCAAACTATTAGAGGCCGTAACGCACAGGCTGACCAATTCCAAACGGGCACCCTTACTATGCGTATCGTTGACCAAAATGGAGACTTTAACCCTCAAAACCCTAGCAGCCCGTATTACAACTTACTTACGCCTATGCGTAAAGTACAGATTACGGCTACCTACGGCGCTGTTACTTATCCAATCTTTTCAGGCTTTATTACTACTTATCAAACTACTACACCTAAAAATGCCTTAGATGTAGTTTATACAACTATCACAGCTGTAGATGCTTTTAGGTTAGCTCAAAACGCACAGATCAGTACCGTAGCTGGCACCTCAGCGGGTCAGCTTAGCGGTGCAAGAATAAATAACCTACTAGATGCTATTAGCTGGCCAGCCTCTATGCGTGATGTAGATGCGGGTTTAACCACAATGCAGGCAGACCCAGGCACAGCTCGCACAAGCCTTGCAGCTATGCAAACCGTAGAAACTAGCGAGTACGGGGCTTTATATGTAGATCCCGCTGGCTCGTTTGTCTTCCAAGACCGATCAGTAACGGCTGGCAGTACAGGGGCTTCGCCTACAGTATTTAACGATAACGGTACAAATATTGGCTACTTTAACGCGGTGTGGCGCCTTGACGATACCCTAGTTTATAACTCAGCCAGCATCACCCGCACAGGTGGCACAGCACAAACGGCTATTAACCAGCCGAGCATAGATAAATATTTTATTCATAGTTACAACCAGCAAAACCTACTGATGCAGACCGATGCCGTAGCCCTGGATTATGCACAGGCATACGTAGCATCTAGGGCTGAAACCAGTATTAGATGCGATGCTATACAGCTAGACCTTTATACAGATAACTATAATTTAGGCATTATTGCGGCCCTTAGCCTGGACTACTTTGACCCTGTAACTATTACAACTAACCAGCCTGGCGGATCAACGCTAACTAAGACTTTGCAGGTGTTTGGCGTAGCTCAAAGCATTACGCCTAACAGCTGGAAAACGACACTAACTACGTTAGAGCCAATAATTGACGGCTTTATATTAGACTCATCCATATACGGTTTGCTTGACAGCGGCGTATTAAGTTATTAAGGAGATAGGACTATGGCAGCTGGATTAGGTTTTAAGACCTTTACTACTGGCGAGGTACTTACGGCAGCTGATACTAACGGCTACCTAATGCAAGGCGTTTTAGTGTTTGCCTCAGCGGCAGCCCGTAACGCAGCTATTACATCACCGCAAGAGGGTCAATTTGCATATACCAAAGACACAAACGGTTTATGGTATTACGACGGTGCAGCCTGGGTAGCCTCAGGTGCTACAGGAGATATTGAAGGCGTTACAGTTTCAAGTCCAATAACAGGAGGAGGCACAAGCGGTACAGTTAATATTGCCATACAAGATGCACTTACTACTCAAAAAGGTGCAGTACAACTTTCAGATTCTACGTCTACTACATCATCTATATTGGCTGCTACCCCTACTGCGGTTAAATCTGCATACGATTTAGCAGCTGCGGCTATTCCAAAAACTTTAACTACAACTACAGGTGATACAATTTATGCAAGCTCGGCTAACACACCTGCGCGTTTAGGCATAGGTTCAACAGGCCAAGTATTAACCGTTGCAAGTGGTTTGCCAAGCTGGGCTACACCTGCAAGCGGTGGAGGTATGACATCTATCGCAAGTGGTAGTTTAAGCGGGTCTAGTTTAGATTTAACTTCAATCTCTGGAAGTTACAATAGTTTACAATTAGTTTTGAAAAACTTTTATTTTGATAATGCGGCTAATATGCGTATTACAATAAATAACACAGGCAGTATTTACACAATCAGCGATCTTAACGCAGTATTCAGTAGTGCTATGAGTACGGCAGATATTAACATAACAAGCGGCGCGGTTAGAGAAAACTCATCAAATGTCAATGAGGCCGTGCTTGATTTTCCAGATTACAAAAATGCAACTACTTACAAAATTATTACGTCAAAAGTTATTTCGCAAAACAACACAACACCAGCAAACCATAATCTTTACAATTCTAACATCTGGGCTGCATCATCTGCGGCAATTACAAGGATTACAATTTATCCGTCTTTTGGTAATTTTAGCGGCGGTACATACATACTTTACGGAGTAAAATAATGACACACACAATAAAAATCCATAACGTAGAAACTGGCGAAGTTATTGAGCGTGATATGACAAAGGAAGAAATTGTCAATTTAGATGCAATACGCAAGCAAGGCGATGCAGACGAGCAAGCCGCAGCTGACAAAGCGGCAGCGCGCCAGGCTGTTTATGCAAAGCTAGGGCTAACTGACGATGAAATCCAAGCAATAACTAACTAAGGAGAAATAAAAGTGGGCCCTGTAACATTTAATATAAGCAACCAAACTAAATATGATCTAAAAGTACAAGCATCTAATGGCGCACAGGCTGGGGCAGTAGCAGGCGCAGGCACTAGCTTGGGCTTTACACCCAATGACACAAACATAACCTGCGCTATGCGCTGGTACGAGGACGGTATCTGTATTTTGCAGGGATCTGTAGCCTGGTCAGCTGGTGGTAGTGGTGCCGATGACGGCTGGACTACTAGCAACATTATCTGTATGAATGGCGAAGCTAACGGCGTAGGCTTTTCAGGATGTAATGAGGGTTGGGTTGAATTACAACCGTATAACCTTATGGCCAATGGTGGAGAAGTAAGCGTTACTTACACAAACGCTTAAACACTTATGCTGACAAGTTACAACGGCTGGCCAGCATCTAAGGATCAGGCTGAGATAGGCGTAAAGGCCTACAAGGTTGAGGGCACAAACCTTAAAATCCGCTGCGCTGAGAAAGTTGAGCCGTTGCTACTCAACTTTGCTAAGGAGTTTAACGAGCTAATAGAGCCGCTAGAGGGTGGTGCGCTAGATGACTGGGGCTACTGCTACAGAGACGTAAGAGGAGTGCCAGGCAAACTAAGTAACCACAGTAGCGGCACAGCTATAGACCTTAATGCTAGTAAACATCCGTTAGGCAAGGTAGGTACCTTTGATGCGGCTAAGGTGCCAATGATCCGTGCCCTAGCTAAAAAGTACGGGCTAACCTGGGGCGGGGATTACAAAAACCGTAAAGATGAGATGCATTTTGAGATAAGTATTGGCCCTGCAAAGGTTGCAGAGCTAGTAAATAAATTAGGGCTAGAAAAGAGTGAATAAGTGAGTGATATACAACAAGCTAATATACCTGCAAGCACGGTAACCCTTTTAGCCTCAGGCGCTCGTACAACAACAGCGGCGGCCACAGCGGTTACAGGTTTTGCAGCGGCAAGGCAGTTAGTACTACAGCTACAGGTAACTGCAGCTAGTGGCACCACGCCTACCCTGGATGTAGTAGTACAAGACACCGTAGACGGCACCAATTACAACACCATAGCAACTTTTACGCAGAAAACAGCGGCAGCACGTGAGGTAATAAGAGTAACAACAGCTTTTACAGATAATTTAAGAGTAAATTACGAAATTGGCGGCGTAACACCGTCTTTTACTTTTAACGTTATTACCTGGGCGGACTCAAATTGAGCGCGCAATTAAAGGCAGCGGCCTTATCTTACCTACGTGCCGCCCTATCCTGCGTGGGTGCCCTATATCTATCAGGTATCACAGATCCTAAGGTACTAGCTAATGCTTTTATAGCTGGACTTATTGGGCCAGTACTAAAGGCACTAGCACCTAATGAAAAGCAATTTGGGATAGGCGCTAAGTAAGTGTCGCAGGCCCAGGCATACATAGCCGTAGCTTTGGGGATTGCTACGCTTTCAGGGCTTATGGCTGGGCTTGTGCGACACCTGGTTAAGTATTACCTATCTGAGCTACGCGATGACGGCAACGGCGGGCATAACTTACGCGGGCGCGTAGATCGTATAGAGGCGCGGGTGGATAAGATTTACGAGATGATGCTAGAGGACAGGCTAGCTAAATAGCGCGTGTCGCGTTGCCTTTTGTCAGTAGGTAGGTTCATACTTTCACTACACACGCCGAGAGGGCTACTCGGATAAGTAGCGACTCGGCCTTAACAAAGGGCGAAAGATGAACAGTTTAGA